CTCCGTCTCCAAGCTCATTATTCAGGCGCATGCAACGCGTATGTTTACATGAAGAGAACCCGCCAAGGTTGCCTGAATCCCCTCTCCGAGCAAGGCCATTGAGTGGCATTCGTTTCGATTTTAACTCGCTATTTGTTACTAGCGCTACTGTGGGGTGACAAAAGATTTCACCTCCTCAAATCTCATCTTGCAGTGTACAAGCAGCTGGCCATACGTCTTGTCATCAGCGAGACTGATGTCAGTCCCAAAGATGCAAAAGATGAACAAGCCTTGACAGCTTAAGTCAACTTCAGTGTTAGACTGGAAATTGAGTTGTGGGTCCACCATAAAAGTTTTCCTGCGAGGTGGCTGTGTGAGAGGAACAGTGAGTTCTTGCCACACAGGGCCGGTCTTGGCATTGGAGACATCACGAATGAAATTCAGATGAGCTCCAGCCGATAACAGGTTCCAAGCCCTGATCATGTCAGGGTTATCCAACCAAGCGATAATAATATTACCAGGGGTGTTAAGACCAACAGAAGGAATATACCTAACAAAAGTGCCAGGTAAATATAGTCCTTTCTGGAAATACCTACCAACTCCGTTGATGGCGGCGTTGGCGCGTCCGGCAAGGTTGCCAGGCGCAAGCGAAACTGACCCGTAACCCAGGCTAGACCCGCTAGGTACAATTGCACCAGTGTTGTACTCATTGCCAGAAATATGACTGACGTTTTCGTTAAGTCGTGCACGCAGGTTCACGCGAGGTGATCTCTGAGAGTGTTTATCCACTGTCTCCCTTACAGTGCGCTGCGTTCGTTTAGTTCCGGCCATGTGTGATAATATAGTCTATGTTTGTGATAATTTGGCGCTTATCGCCGCCCCAGACAGCTGTGTCGAAGTATTGTTCAATTATCTCTTGCTGTTCTGGATGTATGCCAGTGCTTAACCAGAAACTGTACCTACCTTGAGCATCAGGTGTGGTGTAGGGTATATGCACCCCTCTGCTCATTGATCTGTACGCCGCAAACTCACTCTTATGACCCTCGTATTCACCTGCTACGCCAAATCGGCCCAGCATGCGGTAGAAGGATCCTAAAACTGGGAGGTCAGCACTAAATGCTGCTCCACAGGCTGAAACATCATGCAACCATCTTCTGAATAACTCTATATTATGTCCGAGGTTGACTGATGTACAGTCTTTTGCTAAGGCAGTACGAATGTTACGAGTCATTCGCCATATGCCATTGCACAAAACAGGTTTGCATTGACAGAATTCAATTTGCTCTACTTCAAAGACTGGTAATTCACATTTCATTTTAAACCCAAAATCTTTGAAATATTGATCAAGTGTGTTTAATTTAGGTAGGTGTTTCCTAGCCAAGAACACGAGGCAATCATCACCGTTATTAACAAATTTGTAAGGCACATTCAGACCATCTAGGTAGGATTTACACATCAAGCACATGAGCAGCTTATTGCCTAAGGACGTGTTCATGTCCCCAGACATACGAGAACCTTTCTTCTGGTATTTGAACCATCCGTCATTCCCTTTGGCGAACCCGTAGTTGTGTAACTGGTGTTTGAGTAGCCAACGAAGCTCTCCAGAGTTAAATATACCATCATATACGGAATGTTCAAATTTTAAAGCCTGCTCGGATACGTGTTGGTCAAATCTACTAGCATCAAGTCCAACGACGGCACAGCCGAAGATGGAACTGAATTTGTCATGTATTATGTTAGCCGTCTGCACCGAATTGTATTTGCTCATAATGGTGGGCGATCCGAATAAGTCGTCTATTGCATCATAGACTTTGTGCTCAATAGGCCGTAAATATCTCCCAACCTCAACATTGAACCTGGGTTCCCGGGGTTGTATCACCCGGGGCGCTGGGTCCTCCTTCAAGGTGAAATTAATCTTTTCAGCTTTTACGAACGTTTTAAGACGAGCATCGCGCGAGCAGATTGGTTTTAACACCAAGCTGGCAACAGCGCGTTCATAAGTGGCACGTCGAGGTCCCTTGTAGAACTCAACGAACTGGTCGCGAGTCACAGGGGATTGCCGTCCCACAGAACGCACTATTCTACGTTTGTACGATGCGAGTCTCCCCTCAAACACTCCGCCTAATGGTTGAGCACAAGTTGTTAATTTGCGGTCAGTGTAGAGGACTCTTTCACCAACACCACGTAGAAGGTTGGCTACAGAGTTATTATGGGTGTTCAGGTTGTCATCGACGATGTGTTGTCCCATATACAAACACTTCCGTCGTTTTGGGATCCCAGCGTAGGTTGGAGTGAGTCCGGGGTAGTCGCTTGGATCAGTGTCTACCCCCTCCAACTTAGCAGGGCCCCATCAACAGTCATGTGCATCCTCAGAGAGGATGCTTCTAACTGTTTGTTGACGTTTTCCATATCGGCTAGATTGCATTGCGAGTGTTTCTAACTCATGAGCGGTGGGAATGAATACAAGCTCAGAAGCTATGTCCACATTCTCACAAATATGTCGTGCTATCACACCATGGACAACACAAAGGTCATACAGGTATTTGCGAACGCACATAACATTGGCGGGTGTTCGCTTCATGAGACCAAATTTGGCTTTGCCAGACCTTACAAGGTAAGCACGAAAGGGGGCCTTAGACCGAACTCGGCGTTTGGTTGTACTATTTTCAGGTGTGTCCATGGTCTGTGAAGATATGTCTACAGTCAGTTGATGGACTTCAAAGTCATGTCCATTCTCAACTTCCTCCATAATAACACGAGTAGTAGCATCAGCCTTAGCTAAATACCGGTTGGCAGCCCACCGTGGTGCCATCCATCTCTTATACAATGTTAATCCGATTTTCCCGATGGTGCAGGCTACAAAAGCTGCTTGAACTGCGGAGCTTGTAGAATCCATGACGCTGGATAATGCGACGAACAGTTGCGCTTGTGTTTCAATAATTGGTAAAGCTGTCATACTACCACCACCTAATTCATCACTAAGCTTAGCAGCACGCTCTAATAAGCGTGAGTGTAAGTAGAATACATCCCCAGGGTACGCTTCAC